GGGTCGGTTTACACCAATGACAGAGGAGACCATAACCCCTGGACGGTTTGGTCCTGTGGAAGAAAGTTTTAAATTTTCACCAGCGTACCGGGGCATCACTTCTGCTGCTCAGTTTGTAGAAGACATGCTGAAAGATCCATCCAAGCGTCAAGAAGCTTTGGAGATGATCAAGCAGTTCCCTGAGATGTTTACCAAACAAATGCAGGCAAGTGTGCAGGCAGGCTTGATGGGCGAAAGAGTCGTAGATCCGGAGACGGGTATGAGTGGCCTACCATCCGAAGCTCTTCTAGCACCTATCGCGGCCCTCGGAGCAGGTCGGGCTGTAACTACGCTCCCAGAGGGCGAAGTGCTTGGTGTTTTTGGGGGCAGAAGAAGTAAAACGGGTGCTGAAAAAATACCGGAGTTCGAAAAGAAGGTTTTTGGTGGTGTACCGGAAAAAAAGGCGGTTGCAGAGACGGGTGCCTTTTATGGCGTGGATCAACAACCGCGTGTCAATTTAGGACCCGTAAACGTCAGACAGGATGTTTTCGAAAGCTTGGATTTGAAATCACCCGACAAAATGGTTATTAATTTCGAGGACTTGATCGTGAAGCACGGTCTCAACAATCGCATCCTGGTTGAGTACCCAGAAATAAAAGACCTGACGGTTAAACTAATACCGGAATATCGAAAATATTACTTCGGGGGAGAAAATGAGCAAAGAACAAAAAACCTTACAGATTATAATCTAGCACTGAGTCAGAGAGGTGAGGTCCCGGAGGTTGATGCGCCTTTTGCTCGAAGTTTTTACGATGAAAGCACAAAAACACTTTTCATTCGTTCTGAGCTTGAAAAAACTTCTGCTTCACTTGACCGGCAAACGGAAAAAATAGAGAAATTTAACAAGCAATTAGCCTCTGCGGTTCAAAACTATATTCAGAAAGAAGAGGGCTTTGCACCGACAGAAAGTCGTCAGGATATTTTGTCGGCAATGGCTGACTCTCCAGATTTGCGCCAAGACGCCGCGCCCTTAATCACGGCCCGAGAGGCAGGCACTCTAGACGTGGTAGCCGCTAGAAAACTAAAAGAAAAGGTTCAAGAATTCAAAAAAAGTATACGAGAGCAAACCGCTGCTTTCCATGAGGCGAAAGAAAAAGAGTTCAAAGCCAACAACCCTGCATCGGAATTCAATGACGAGTACATCCTCCAAAATTTAAATATCGCACGTTTGTCCGACCGAATTGCAGATAAATTTATTGACAGTCCGAACATGGAGTTTGATCTTGGAGAATTCACTTTTACTTTACGCGATGCTTTGCCGAGCAATTTCACATACGGAGGAGAGGATGCTTCTGGGATACTGGAACGACTCAAACAATATACAAAAGAAACGCCAGAAAACCTGAGAAGAATGGCGAAAGAAGGGCGTTTGCCTGCTTTCTTGTCGTCTCGGTATAGGCAGTTAGCCGAGGATTTCAAAGCTGCGGTTTCTATTGGAGTGCCAGAGGGAGAGGTGGAAGCACCTCGGGAGCGAAGCCTCTTGAGGTTTGGCCGTCGAAACCCCATGAATGAAAAGCAGCAAACTGTGTACAACGCGCTCATAACCACTGCGGATGGTTTTCTAGAAATGCCGGGTGGCCCCGCACTTGGTGATATCATCGATCAAAAAATCAAAGGTGGAGCCGCCCTACAAGCATTTAAACAAGCAGAGAACGCGCAAAACCTCAAAGAAATTTTAATTGAAGACCCGAATCGACCGGGGTTTAGTAAAGCAAGAAGACCTGTTTTACCGGGAATTATTGAATCAAGAATGGCTCAAGAAGCCCAAGCTGACCTGGATACGACTTTTCTAGCAGAAATGATCCAGCGTTCTTCGGTGACCAATCAAGACGTGAGTGACACCGTCTCTCTTTTACCTCCGGCCGCTTTGGTTGCCTATCGAGAAGGAGCAGAGCAACAACAATTTTTGAGTAATCAGGCTGCTAAAAAAGGTTTGGGTCGTTACGATCCAAACAATGTATATTTTTCCGAGATCTTAAAAGCTCTTGACAATGTACAACGAAAATCGGGAACACCCGAAGAATTTTCTCGGGATCTGCTGTCAAAAGTTGTTAACGACCCCGACGTCAACTTTACCAAAAAAGATTTTGATGCGATGGGCGTTGACAATGAGCTAGAGGCCGCCGCGAGATATATTGCAAGATACACTGATAAACCGGGCAAACTTGCAAAAGAAGATGTCCGCCTCGCTCTTGAAACTAAAGACAGGCCACTTATGGTTTTGGATTTGTCAGAATCCGACCCCCGCGCGGCATCTCGACATAGTTACATGACTTTGTTTGCCGGTAACGAAGGAAGAAATTCACACAATGTTTTTCTCATAACCCAGCCACCTAGACCGGGGGATGATTTAGTTTATGCGGAGCCGCATTTTTCGGGTGCAAGTGGCGTAACAAGTATTGATGACGGATCGGTAAAAATACCAAACATTCTTACCCACGTCAGAACAACAGCCAGACAAGACGGCGATGATCGTATTTTACTGATAGAAGAACTTCAGCCCACGGTATTTCAGAAAGGCGGACAAGCTCCGGGGGTGCCAATAGTAAAAAATCGAGAAAGCATTCAAAAACTTGCGCTTGAGTCCATGTTGTTGAAAGCGGCAGAACGCGGAGATAACACGATGGCTGTGTTACCCGGATATGGCGTGAAATTTGTCGAGGGCACCGGTAGAGACTACGGGCCGCAATACGATAATAAGATCCCTAAAGACTTAAAAAAGCTAGCAAAAAAATACGGTGCGGTGTACGACGATCAAATACCAATTGCTTTACGAGAGGGTGATCGGGTAATCACCAAACAATATTTGGAGGATCTCGCGCAAACCGAAAGCAAAGTGGCAGAGCTTGCGCCAAGGGCGGTAGAACTGTTTGATGAAACAACCGGCCAACCCGGTATGTACGTGATGGCTCGTGGAATACGGTTTTCGGACGATAAAGGATTGGAAATTCTGCAATCTAAAATCGGTCGGGCACAAGGCGGCGCAGTACAAAAATATGCAAACGGTGGTATGGTGAACAATATGAGAAAACCTGTTTTGTCCAGAGGCTTATCTGGTTTGCTGTCAAACTATACCAGCGGACCCCTAGCAAGAATGACTGTTCCACGTGGAACGCCGCAGGGTATGTTTCGGGGTGGTGCTCCAGGTATGCGAGGTGTCGGTTTCAGAGGACCGCAGCGTATCCCAGAGATAGATCAGTCTGCGATTACAGCGGCACTAGCTAATTTACCGGCATCCACGCCTACCGGCTCACGGCGCACGCTAGATCGAGACGCTACCGAAGCTCTTGCCCAAGGTCGTCCACCACCTCCGACAATTCCTACAAATATTGCTATACAAACGCCCGGCCCTAGTCCCGTTGCTATACAAGAGGAAATAGTGCCCGTAGCAAACGCAGCGGCTAGGAAGGGTAGGGGTACGATCTACGATCCTAGATTCGACCCTGTAGTAAATCAGACTGTTGTGGCGCAAGAGGGGGCAGTCCCGATGACAGCAGCGGAGACGTTAGCTGCTGCCCCTATAGCAACAAGGACGGCGGCAACTCCCGTAGCACAAGCTTTGACCGGCTCACGACCAACAGACTTTTTAGGCTTTGAAACAACAGAAGGGGCTGCCGAAATGGGAGCCACGGCCCCCGGACAAACACCGTTTGAACCCGGCGTTTTGATCACGGACCCTACGGGTCCCACGGCAGAAGAAATTGCAGCACAACAGGCTGCGGAGGCTGCTGCCGCCCAAGCCGCAGCGGAAGAGGCGGCGCGTCTCGAGGCAGAACGATTAGCTGCGGAAGAGGCCGCTCGTATTGCTGCTGAACAGGAAGCAGAACGAATCAGACAAGAGCAACTGGCTGCTGAACAACTAGCTGCTCAACAAGCTGCCGAGGCTGCTGCCGCTGCAGAAGCACAGCGTCAGGCAGAATTGGAGGCCCAAAGACAGGCAGAGTTAGAAGCACAACGTCAAGCAGAAATACTGGCACAACAAGAAGCGGAACGTATAGCACAGGAACAGGCGGCACAAGAAGCTGCTGCTCAACAAGCTGCCGCTCAGTTAGCAGCAGAACAACTGGCTGCACAAGAAGCCGCCGCCCAAGCGGAGGCACAGCGTTTGGCGGAAGAAGAGGCTGCTAGAATCGCAGCAGAGGAAGCTGCACAGGCAGAGGCGCAACGAATCGCGGACGAAGCTGCCGCCGAAGCAGAAAGAGTTCGGTTAGCACAGATAGCGGAAGCCGAAAAACTCGCAGAAGAACAAAGACTTGCAGAATTAGCGGCGCAAGAGGCTGCTCGACAAGAAGAAGAGAGATTAGCCGCCGAGCAACTGGCAGCGCAAGAGGCTGCTGCACAGGCTGCTGCGTTAGCTGAACAGGAAGCAGAACGAATTAGACAAGAGGAAATAGCCGCTGCATTGGCACAACAAGAAGCCGCCGAAGCCGCTGAAAGAGAAAGAGTGCTGGCAGAAATTGCAGAGCGTCAGCGTCTGGAAGACGAAGCCGCTGCACTAGCCGAGCAGGAGGCTTTGGCTGCCGCACAGGCAGAAGCCGCCGCTGCGGAGCAACTCGCCGCTGAACAACTGGCTGCACAGCAAGCCGCTGATTTGGCGGCACAGCAGAATCTTGAACAACAGGCGTTAGCAGCGGAACAGTTAGCGGCACAACAGGCAGCAGAGCAATCCGCCCTAGAAGCTCAGATAGCCGCCACCCCTGACCCTGATCCGGTATACACGCCCCCGACGCAAACAGAAATAGATCAGGCTGCCACGGTTGCTCAGACAGAGGCCGGTGATTTATTCACGACGCCGACAGATACGGGTGAAGTTATTGACCGAGGTGGCTTTGGAACCGTGGACCCAGTAACGGCGGCCACAACTACTACAACCGACACCGCTCAAGCAGATCCTGCCCAGCAACAAAACACTCCGGCAGTCATTACACAAGCTAGTGATGGAACATTCCACCCGACACCGGCTGCGGCAGCGGCGTATGAACAGCAACTTGCTGCCCAACAAGCATCAGGTACATCTGGGCTGGCCTCTTTACTCGCTAGACCTGATTTCGATGTCAGCGAAGCAATATCCGACTACACTTCTGGATACGACAGCACTAGAGACAAAACATTCCGTCGCACCTTTTATCCATTCCAAGAATTAACAGACGAGCAAAAAGAAAACGCATACATAGCAGAAGTCTTCAAACCGGTTGCTGATGTAAGTCGATTCCGGCCTGCGTTGACGTTTGGTGAGACTACAGGAACCACGACAGGCACCACGACAGGCACCACCGACACAGATACCTCTGGCGTTCCGACCGGAAACGTGAACACAGGAGCCGCAGCTTCCGCTCCTGGTCAGTATGGGTTGGCTTCGAATCAAATGTATCAATGCCCAGAAGGGTATACACTAGCCTTTGTGAACGGCAGGGCTACCTGTAAGAGCACCAAAACAGCAGGAGGACCCGGTGGTAGAAAAGATGTACCGCCAGAGGTAATCACGTTAGGGGAGACAGCATAGATGGCAAACGGTGACACACCCCAAGTATCTCTGATGGACCGCGAAGGCGGCACGTTGTCAGATGAAGACATAGAAGCGGTCGAGGTAGAAGCTCTACCCAACGAAATGTCACGGATCACGGACGTTGAAGGCATAGAAATTATTCAAGAAGACGATGGTGGGGTCTCGGTAGACTTTGATCCCATGCGTAGCAGGGATCGTGAAGATGACTTTTACGATAATTTGGCGGAGTTTTTGCCGGATTCTGTGCTGGCACAGGTATCAAACGAACTTACTGACCAGTATCGGTCAAACAAAGCATCCCGACAGGATTGGGAAGACGCGTATTCCAAGGGCCTTGAACTACTTGGCTTCAACTATGAAGAGCGAACAGAGCCTTTTCGGGGCGCAACTGGTGTAACACATCCGCTTTTGGCAGAAGCAGCGGTCCAGTTCCAAGCGCAGGCGTTCAACGAACTGCTACCAGCGGACGGTCCCGTACGCACCACGGTCCTCGGAACACAGACCAGAGCCAAAACAGAACAGGCATCGCGTGTTCAAGGGTTTATGAACTACTACATCACCAATGTAATGGAGGAGTACACCCCAGAATTCGATCAGATGCTGTTTTATTTGCCGTTGGCAGGGTCTACTTTCAAAAAAGTGTACTTCGATGACGCGCTGGGCAGGCCAGTTTCCAAGTTTATACCTGCAGAACACCTTGTCGTGCCGTATGAAAGCAACGATTTGGAGACTTGTCCGAACATTACACACACTGTTCGCATGTCTTTGAACGATTTACGCAAGCAACAGGTAAGTGGATTCTATCGAGACATCACAGTTTTGCCCTCGCAACCCGAAAGTACGTCTGTTTCGGACGAGATTGACTACATTGACGGTACAAAATCCACAGGAATTGACTACGACTGCACTTTATTGGAGTGTCATGTCGATTTGGACCTCGAAGGGTACGAAGATACGGACAATGACGGCGAACCGACCGGCATAAAAATACCGTATATCGTCACAATCAGCGAAGACAACGGAAAAGTGCTCTCGATTCGTAGAAATTATCGTGAAAACGACCCCATGAAGGCGAAAATTGCGTATTTTGTGCATTACAAGTTCCTTCCAGGCTTCGGATTCTACGGAATGGGCCTCATTCACACAATTGGAGGCTTGTCAAGGACCGCGACGGCGGCTTTAAGGCAACTAATCGACGCCGGAACGCTTTCAAACCTGCCAGCAGGCTTCAAAGCTCGTGGATTACGGATTAGGGACGATGATGATCCGCTTCAGCCGGGTGAATTTCGAGATGTGGACGCTCCTGGGGGTCAAATACGTGATTCTTTGATGCCGTTGCCGTTCAAAGGGCCAGATGGCACGTTATTTCAGCTTTTGGGCTTTGTAGTTAACGCGGCACAGCGGTTTGCCACCATCACTGACATGAAAGTGGGTGACGGCAACCAAGGCGCGGCTGTTGGAACGACGATTGCGATGATCGAGCAAGGTGCGCGGGTGATGAGTGCGATACATAAGCGTCTACACTATGCAATGAAGATTGAGTTTCAGATACTTTCGAGGGTGATGTCGGAGAGTTTACCCCCGGTTTATCCATATGAGGTACCGGGGGCGGACGCGGCGGTCAAAGCAGAGGATTTTGACGAGCGTGTGGACGTTATGCCGGTCTCTGACCCGAATATCTTTTCACAGAGCCAACGTATAGCCATAGCGCAAACAGAGCTTCAGATGGCAATGCAGGCCCCAGAAATACACAATATACCTGAGGTCTACCGGCGAGTGTATGACGCGCTGGGTGTAAAGAACGTAGATCAGATATTAAAAGCTGACACACCGGACGAGGTGGTGCCGAAGGACCCTGCAAGAGAAAACATGGATGCTTTGGAGAATGTACCGCTCCAAGCCTTCAAAGGGCAGGATCACATGGCGCATATTCAGTCCCATTTACTGTTTGTAACAGGCGGAATCGCGGCATCTTTGCCGCCGATAGCCTTGGCGATACAAAAACATATATTGAACCACGTGCAACTGATGGCCGAAGAGCAGGCAGAACAGGCTTTTGCCCAGCAAAACCCAAACGTAGCATTGGTGGATCAGGCAAACAACGCACCTTTCCAAGCCTTGGTAGCTCAGTTTGTAGCCCAGACTATGCAGCAGGTGGTGGCGTTGGGACAGCAAATACAAACAGCAGGGCAACCACAGGAGCAACAAGGGCCAGATCCGTTGATTGGGCTGAAACAACAAGAACTTCAGCTCCGGGCACAGCAGGAACAGAACGACGTGGTGAGAGAACAGGCAGAGCTAGAGCTTGAAAGACAGAAGCTAGCGCAGCGAGAGGCCAACTTCCAGCAACGTCTGGCAAGCCAAGAGGCACAAACGCAGGCTCGTATCGATGCGGGGCTGGAAAGAGAACTTTTGAAACAGAGAGGTAAGTAATGGCGACAGTAAAAGTAAACGGTGCTCCACCAAAAGAGCCACCAGCAGCGGTCAATTACGCTGATATCCAAGGTCAGGGCAGAATCCCTTACAAAACAGAAGCGGAAGAAACCACACCCAACACGCAGTTTGCGAAGATCACTCGGGGTAAAAAGCGGGGTATGGGCGCAGCAGAGCGTGGCGGAGACTTTACAATAGCGTAAAGCAGGGGTTTTGTTTGTTGTTTGACTGCGATAGTATCGGATACAGTCGGACAATAAACGATAAGGATGACTATTGAACGAACTTGACGTGGTACAGTT